CAAGGATAACGTATGAAATTGTTTTCCTGCTCGTGAGAATGATTTTGCTTTTCCTTTGTCGTCAACCACAACAAGGCAACGAACACCATCGAGTTTTCTTGATACATACCAAACATCTTTCTTAAAGTCTACTTTCTTTTTTGTTTTATCGTCATACTTGTTTGCTAGCGCTACATTGAAAGTAGGTATCATGTTAGGAATAGCTTTATTGATTAATTTTACTGATACTCTAATTTTTAGATTTCTATCTAAAATTAAATAAACAATTTGTTTATATTCTGGGTTTTTATAAACAAACCCGTTTGTTTCTTCTATTGCTCTATGACCTGTAATAAGTTTTAAGTTTAAAGAGTCCAACAGTTCAAACAGGGAGTTAAATTTTGTATGTTTGTTACAAAGATCAGGTCTTTTATTTAAGACCTTTGATGTGATATTATATTGCATATAAGTGTTATATGTGTAATACAGTATTCGAAGTACATTTTTATTTGCTGATCTGATTATTTCTACTTTATCATTTGTAGAAGTAGAGGAGTTCATTTTTATTATAAAGGTATCAATATCATTAATCATTAAAAAGCCTCAAAAATTTGTAGTAATACAACGTAAATTACAGAAAAGAATAATAGCTCAATCACACAAAAAAAGCCCAGCACAGCTAGAAATAAACTAAAATTAGATTTATATATCTCTTCGTTGTGCTGGGCTTGATCATAGAATATTGCTACATTAAAAAATACTATCATAATAAAACCTAAGTAATACAACATATCAATATCTTTTCTTTATTTAATTTTATCTAAATCAGTTCCTGCTGAAATGGCTACAGCTTCAAGAAATAGCTTTGAATTATAAGGTATTCGTTTATTAATTTTTTCACACTGATCATATACTGCCTTAACTCTTCTCAAAGCATCTTTAGGTGAAGAAGAATCAAACACATAGTTAACGACACTTCTTTCATATTCACCAAGTCCATGTCTATCAATAGTAAGCTTATAACGCATCATTTTAATTTTTCCTTTTTAATTTGTATATTGTCTTGCAGCAATTTCTGCTTTTTGCGTATTTTCGTACTGCCCAATGTAAGTCCAGCCTTGCGACCATTTATTTTGGGCTTTATGATATAATTTAACTTTGCTATTTAATTTAACAAATTTAAATGTTTCACTATTAAAATTATATAACATATTTATCTCTTTTACAATTATTTTACATGTTTATAACAACATCAGATTTATCAGATTCAAAAGCTAACTTACAATTTTTCGCCAATATCCAACACCTTTTCATTCTATACGAAGGTCCTGGTTTTGGCGCACCACCATCTGTTAGTATAATATAGCCATCAAATTTTCTTTTATTTTTAATCGCATGATTAGTCACAACTTCAAATGATGTTCCTCCTGTAAGTGTTCTTTTAATACTTGGTCTGTTGTTTTTCTTCCATAAGAAACCATTTTTTTCATCAATTCGATGATCAAATTTATAAAGATAAAAGTCAGTATTCCTAGAAAGGTTATCCAATTCCGCGTAAAACAAAGATAGCTCTTTATCTGAAACCGAACCACTTTCATCAATATACACAGCTAACATTGGACGATATACTTTTTTAGCGCCTGGATGAATACCAGGATATTTTCTGTTTAGCTTTCTTATAGAAGAATTTCTCTGGTCTTTTCTAGTAAATCCACAAAAACGCTTAAGTAATGATTGCCACTGTATTTTGTTTGACAACATTTTATAAATTTCAGCTCTTGTTTGATGTGATACTGATCCCCAATTCCTACCGTCAGCTTCTTCTGCAGCTTCTTTAACTATCTCTTTTATTTTGCCTTGCATAAGTTCTTTATCTTCTGCAGACATTTCATCCCAGCCATCATGGTCATCAAATCCAATAGAAATGCTTTGTTCTTGCGACATTTCTTCAAGATAGTTTTTAACATCTTCATCGCTAATTAACTTGTTAAAATAGTATTCTGATGTTTTGTTCGTAGGTAAACTAGCAATAAGATTAGATAGCTTTTCAAAGTTATTCAACTCTTCATCAGACATATTAGATTTTTGATCTGCTTCTAAATGAAGTTTTTTTCCTGGGATCAAGCCTCCTTTTGGGAGTTCATGTTCAGGTATCGTTGAATTAATAGCAAGATCTGTTCCATAGTTCCAGATTATATGAGGATCTTTTCTTCTTTCTGTGGTATGACCAAAGACTAGATGCAAACATTCATGCTTGAGTAATCCGTTTACTTGAGCTTTGTTCAAGCCAGCCATAAACTCTCGATTCCAATATAATGTAATATCACCATCTACACAAGTTACACCGGCTGTCGGTATTATTGTCGTTTCTTCTTTATTTAAAGATCTTAATATTCTACTATAAAAGGGCTCACTCCAAAGAAAGCTAACTAAGTGAGGTGATAAATCAAATTTATCGATTTCTTCTTGACTAACTTTTTTTGTAGATAACATGTTGTTATTGTTATTGTTTTTGGCCATGTTTATCTCTCTTACTGGTTTATGAGGTCACGATTGCTGTTGACAACTTCAACAACATAATCACCAATTTCTTTATGAAACTTTTGAATAGATTTAATATTTTTAGCTTTAGTAACGCAAGACCAAAAGTGAATTAACATTTCTTCAGAAATCATTTTTCCAAGCTTAGCAGCGTTTTTTGCCTCTGAAACTGTCCAGTCATTTGAACCAGAATGTTCGCCTAATCTTTCAATTAAAGAATTGATCCTATCGTTAGACATAGATTTAATCTTTTCTTGGCAAGTCTTAAAGCTTCGAAGCAATTCTTCAGGAGTAACCACTATTTCATATTTCTTGACAAAGTCAGTAAATTCAACAGCTGCTTCTTGTCCTATGAATCCAATTGCAGTATTAAATATATCAAAATTATCCTTGTCTTTGAATAAGTCAGTCTTGTTAAATTTAAGAACTTCGTCAAATCTTGACCAAGATGCTGGTGTTGGGAAAACGTTACCTGGTTTTATTTTTTCTAAATTAACATATAAATGTGCTGATCTTGTTTTAAGAAACTCTATGATTAAATTGTCAACGTTTTTAGACTTAGCCCAAGATATCCAGTCAGACTTTGTAGGCTTTAAATCTATTGCCCAAAATCTTCGAAGTAAAGCGGGATCCATCTCGTTAACATCATATTCATTGCCATGATTAATGGCAGCAAAAATACGTGTTTCAGGATGTATGTTGTATGGGTTGCCGTTTTCATCATTACCTAACTGTCTATCCAATACTATTTGGAAAAAAGATTGTTGTACTGCAGGTAAACCTCGATTAAACTCATCCAAGAATAAAACAACCGGTTCATTACAAGCCCTAACAAACCAAGAAGGCATACAAAAAGTCATAATGCCTTTTTCTTTCATTCCTTCAAGATCAGGATAACCTTGAACATCTCCTTCAGACATAATTGATGCACGTACGTCAATTAGTGGTAAATTAATTTCTTTTGAAATCTGATTAACTAAATATGACTTACCAACTCCAGTGCTTGCTCGCATAAGAACTGCGTGGTGTGGTGGAAGGTTTTTAACAATTTTTAGAAAGCTTTTAATATTCAATTTAAAATGTCCTTTTTATGAGGATTAATGATTATTGATTATACTTTATTATAATCCATTAATAATCTTATTTACACTTAAGTGTTTATAATTTGTATTGTATTACTAAGATAATTACACTGAGAAATGTGCATAGTGCTGTTTTGATTGTGAAAGGTGACTCATTTAAAAGTATATAAGACATAGCAGGATAAACTAGGTAGGATAAACCAAAAAACACAAATCTTGCTGACCAAACTGATCCGTTATTTATGCTAACAAAATATGTCCATGCATATAAATAAAGATATGATATAGGAATACTCATTGTTAATATGAGAATATGTGATTTATCTTTAAAATACTCGTCTATAAATTGCAAGTTATGTTGCAAAAAGACAAACGAAGACCCTAAAACATAGGCAATTAATGCCTTAATCATTACTATTTTACTCCAACTCTTGCAACTTCATTAAAACCTTCTTTTTTAAGGTCTAAGAAGAAAGTCCAACCTGCGCCACCAAAACGATTTTTTATAGTTTCTAATACTCTTAGACCTTTAAAATCTTCGTCTTTTCTTTCAATAGAAAGATGTAACATTGCGTCTACCATATGCTTGAGTTTTTGACTACCAGCCATGTTACCGCTCTTATTAACTTGTCCAATACATATAACATTAATATAATGTTCTTTTGCATAGTCTGTTAAAGCTTGAAGAGATCTTACAGCTGATTGACTGTTTGTGTGGTCTTCACCATATTTTCCATCGTTTAACGTTTGAAGAGAGTCAACAATTAAAAAGAAAGGTTTTTCAGGGAATTTTTTTCGTAATGTGTCGCAATTTTTAATTAGTTTTGGTACATAAGATTCTTGTCCTGCAATAAAACCAGATGAAAGCTCTAGTCTTTCACATGTAAGTTTAACTTGATATAAGCTTTCTTCTGCTGTATTAAATAAACAAGTGTAACCTTGTGAAGTTAAGGCATTAGCAAGTGTAAGCATTAAAGTTGTTTTACCCGCACCTGGTTCACCGGTAAACAAAGAAATTGTTGATGGTGTAAAGCCTTCGCCACCAAATGCCGCATCTAAATAATTAACGCCGCAAGGATATCTTTCTCTTAATTTACTTGGAACGCGGAGATCAAGAATGTTAGTACCAAAGACAATGCCATCTCTTTTTACGTTAAGTTTCATTTTTTAAATAATCCTTTTAAATGTTAAGGTTGATTTATTTTACTTAGTATTATATTTAATATATTTTCTTATTTACACTTTTAAGTTATATCTGGCGTATATATCTTCCATCAATCTGTTTTACTGCATTGTCTATAAGCACAAAAAAACAATTTTTTTCTACTTTCCTAGAGAAATATTCAAAATCAGAAACAATTAAACCAATACTACCATTTCCATAAGTAACTCTTACAAGGTCGTTTACCTTATAGTTCCATCGAACAACAGACTTTTTTTGTTCAAAATCTTTTGCTTTAATTGTTTTTTTGATTTGAATTTCTGTAGGTCCTTTTGCTTTTCGAATATTAACAATTGCATTTTGATCTTTCGCTTGCATTTTGAGCTTAAGCTCTTTAAGCTGTTTTTTTGAAAGTGCCATTTTTGTCTCCTATAGAAAAATTATATCAAATACAAAATAATTTTACACATATGTTGTCCATATAATGTCAGCATTTATTTCAGAGCCGTAAATAGACTTTAATCCCATTCGTGTATAAGACATAATACAATCAGTCATATAATCTTCTAACTTGATACAGTCTAATTTAAAATTTAAACTATGAGCAAGTTCTTTACCGTAATTCCAAGCAAGTATTTCTTCGTTTAGTGTGTGAACAAATCCTTTTTTAGATTTAATTTTATGTGGTGTATTTTTATTAAAGCAAAGAATGTCTTTATGTCTTATTTGATTATCTATTAAAGAATGTCCAGCTTCGTGTAATAAAGAAAAAAGTCTTTCTCTATATTTAAGATTTTGATTAATATAAATTAAGTTTAACATAGGATACCAAGCATCATCAACGCCAGGCTTTTGAACAACTTTTATGTTATGCTCATTGTACAAATGGTTGACTAATTGGTGAAAATATTTCTTATATTTTTCATGTATCATTTTGTTCCTCCATGTAATATTATAATTTATAAATTAACAATATTACACTTGGGCGTGATTATATGTTTGAATATTCTTTCTTTTTTAAAGCTGCGTCTATTTTTGTCTTATACTTGAAAACTCTTTTAACGTAACCGGACATGTTTGATTTTCTGCATTTATTTGAATTATTATAGTAACACAAAGCTTTTTCAAGTGGCTTAAATTTATCTATATAGTATTTTAAAGCTCTAACTCCATGATGATAAGGATCACACATGTCAAGTTGACCGTCATTTTTTGTAATAGATATTTTACCTTTTTTGTTTGGGCACCAATATTTATATTTAATCTGTAGCGGTCCTATACATTTGTATTTGGTTGGTTTGAATTGCTGTGTAAATCTTGATTCTTCCCAAGCTGTTGCTAATGTTATGTTTACATCTAATCCTTGCTTTTTAGCATCTTCAATAAGCAAAGAACAAACTAAAATGTTTTCTTCTTTTGGTTCATTTCCTGATATTTCTTTATATACTTCATTACAAAAGTTAAAATGAACTGTCAAAGCTAATAGAAATTTAATCAAAATGTTTCTGTATATCTCCTGAATTATGTGTTTCTATTGTATCATCTTGAAATCTAATTCTATAAAAGACTTTAGCTTCAGTTGTTCCCCCAACGGTTAATTGGTTATTACCTTTTGTAATAATTTCTTCGACTACACCAATTCTGTTTATTCTTTGCCAGTGATAAACGCTGTCACCTCTTTTTATCATTTTAATAACCTTTCAAATATGGTTTATTGTAATAAAAAAAATAAAAAATTACACTTTTATTAACCAAATACACCACAGTTAACTAATGACTGTAGCACGTCAAGCAATGCTTTAGTAGAAGATTCTCTGCATGTAGAGCCTGTGCAATCCATTAGCGGTTTAAGGAACTTATCAATATCATCTGGCGTTCCCATTAAATGTTGAGAGCAACTATCATATGAGTCCTTGCAAGGAACACTTTGTATTGATTGCTGTCTTGCATTATTATAGTGATCTAATGATTCTGGATGTGCGCAATGAAATTTAATATGATCAACGTATTCTTGTGTTGTTACATTACCGTCATTAGTTAGATCGAAGTGTGAATAAAGATCTTCAGGAGTAATGTGTCCGTCTCCATCTGGGTCTAAGTCATGATGACTATTATCGTGCGGTTCGCTAACAATTTTTTCATCATACGAATCCAAGGGGTTAGCCATACAATTACAATTAGGTTTTCCACACATCAAACATACATCTAAATTTGCTCTACTTAAAAACTCTCTAATTAATTTTCTTTCACTCATAACAATCCTTTTCTATAATACTTCTAATTATAACACTTTTAGTTATAATTTTTCTATGAAATTTATTTGTTGTTTATCATGAGAATCTTTTCTGCTTTTACCTAGTTTTATTAGTTCATTCATTTTTTCTTGTGAAGAAACTTTTTCAAAAAAATTATTGCAATTTTCTTCAGCTTTGTCTGTTAAAATATTAATTGACTGAAAAATGGTTTTTAATCTTTTGAGAACAAAACAAGCAATATGCGCGCTATCTTTAAATATGATTCTTTCAGGTGCTGAATGGGAGATGTCTCTTTCTAAGAGCGTAGTACAGTTTTCAATTGCTGTATGCATATAAGACTTGTAAAGTCTTGTAAGACCGCATATGTTTTCTGAAAGTATTGGGTTCTTTTTGTGAGGCATTGCACTTGAACCTTTTTGTCCTTTTGAAAAAGGTTCAGACATTTCATTTATACCATCAATGCTGTATATTCTTATGTCATAAGCAATTTTTTCTGCTGCTAAAACTACTTTAAGTATTGCATAAAAGTAATCTAAAAAAACATCTCGAGGAATAATCTGTGAACTTCTTATTGGATATAAGCCTAAAGATCGGAGAGCGTTGTTTTCGTTTCGATATGAGTTAAAAGTATTATTACCTATTACTCCTGATAATTTTCCCCATTTCAAGCCTTTTTCTACACGAGATATTTCGTCATAACCTCTTCTTAAATAGTCTATCCATCTTAAAAAGATGTCTCTATAAGTTTGTATCTCAGCAGACTTTCCATGAGTTCGACCTAATATTCTTTTTTTAGAAAAATCTGATTTCAAAACTTTGTTTAAATGATATAAAGTAT